TGATTAGTTGCATAACGCATTGTTAGCAATTTCTTCATATTTGGATTATAATACTGTAAAGGTGATTTGTCTTTGTGCTTGTTTAATATTCCCTCAGAAACAGCCTTAGTACCCATGGTTACATAAATTCTGTCTTTGAACTCGAAATTCTCTAGTCCAGGAATATCATCATTGTTAGGTGTTGATTGAGCAACAGCCTCTTTTACAATTTCTTTTGGAGTTTCAACAGGTTTGTTGTTTTTTCTCTCTTCTGCAATTGCTTGAGCAATTAATTCTTTAACCTGACTTACTGCAATAGTTGCTTCTGCAGGTGTTTGTGCTAATACTTCAGCTACAACTTGTTCTTCAGTAACTTGTTCGTTACCATTTGTTTGACCTTTTGCCATAATGTTTGATTTAATTTGAATTGATTTGATTTTAAAAAAAAGGGTGTGCTTTACACACACCCTCTATATTTTAGTATAAAACTACTATCCTTTGATAAGCATAGTGTTGTTTCTTCCTAATGTAACTAAAGCTCTTTCAGTAATGAAATCTACTTTTAAACTATCGTTACCATTACTTGTACCTGAACTAAAGTCTCTTACAGACATTTTGTACTTACGGTTTTCACTTCCTTTAGCTCTATAACGAACATGTAACATTGGTTGTGTAGCTGATTCTCCTTTGATTTCATCATAAACCGCTTTTGAACCTGAAGGGAACATTACAGCATGAATCTTGTTAGCTCCAATCATAGAACCTTCAGTAGTAGGATTATCTAAGAATCTCCAACGAGAATACCCGAAGTCATAACCACCTCTTTTAAATCCGCTAAATCCTAAATCTAAAGCCATTTGTGCGCTGTTGTTGAACATACCCCAACCTGCTGAACCTTGATTTTGGTCTCTTAACATATCATCAATAGCTAAGTTTTGAGAAGAAGTGCCGTAGATATAGTTACTTGATAACATACCTTGAGCATTTAATTTTTCGATAACTTCATCAAAATCTCCTAAAGTAGTCATTTGACCTGCAAACTGATTTCCTTCTGCAAAAGCATCAAACATACCTTGAGTTCCTTGATAACCTGCAGCAGCTAAATCACCACCCCAATTTTTACCACGAATCATTTTAGTTTCGATTGCGTTTTTGAATCTTTTCTCAGTATCTTTATAGTTTTTGAAATACCAAACATAACCTGTACCACCTTTAGAATCTTTAATTTCTAACCATGTCATTTGTGTTAAGTTTGTTCCAGACTCTTCAACTAATTCTTTAACAATAACCCCTTGTTGATTAAAAAATTCAACTTGGCTATTTAAAGATTGTTGCATACCATCTGTTTTCTTCTTGAACTCATTAGAATCTGCAAATATAACTAAATCAGCTGTTCCTACTGCTGTCCAACCTGCTACATCACCACATAATGCTGTGAATGTATCATCTGTAACTGCTGTAATTAAACCTTGTCTAACTACCGCTCCAAGAACATCACGAACGATGATTGTTTCATTTACTCTAAAAGTATGAGCTACTAAAGTAAATACATTTGCTGTACGAGCTACTGCTGTACCTAATTGTGTTAAACGACCTTCTTCAGTCCATTTAATAACATCAGAAGCATAAGGAATTTCCTTACCCATCATTTCTAACATTCCTGTTACATCTTGTGAACCAAATCTATCGTGGATTTGATTGTACGTTTCTGGCATATATTGATTTAAGAAATCAAAATCGCCACTACCTAAGTAGTTTGCCGGTGTAGGCACTTTTGTTGCTGAAGGAGTAAAAATAACTCCTGGACTTGCTTGTAAACTCATCTTTTTAAATTTTTCGTTGTTAGTAATACTTTTTTAAAAGTTACACTTCACGAACCGTAAATCTTGCTTGACCTATAGGTTTATCAGCAGATTTCATACCCTGTAAAGGAATGTTTTTAGACTCCATTTCTTCTTGTTCAGCTCTTGCAGACTTACCTAGATTAAAGTAATGTTCTGCCATCTTATCGCTGTTCATAGCAAAATAAAGTGCTTTATGATAACCAACCGGATCAATTAATTTTTCGTTTTCGTCAAAGAACTTTTGTTGGAAATTTTTAATATCCATTTGAGCATCTCTAGTCTTTGCAATATCGGCAGGTTTAACAACATATTCTGAATCACCAATTTTAGTTTTGAAACCTTCAAAATCATTAGTAAAAACTTGTTCTGTTGTAGAAATAAAATCATTTCTTCTTTGTGTGCCTAATTGTTCATTATGAGAAAACTCTGTTTGAAGTTGATCCCAACTCTCTTTTGTTTTCTTGTAAACTTCTGGAATATTGTCTTCAGAACCTCTGTGGACCATATATTCTTCCTTTTGTTTGTCAAGAAAAGTCAAAGCTTTTTGCAAGTCAACTTTCTTATTTATTCCCTTTCTCATTTTATCAGCATCATCGTATGAATCTTCATCGTATGAATACTTTTCATTAAAAAGGAAATCAATTTCTTCTCTACTTAATGTAGGATTATCATTTTTCAATAATTGTTTAAGAACTTCTTCAGGTTCTTCTTTAGACCAATCTTTTTGAGTTGATAAGAAATCAGAAACACTTTCATTTCCTGTTTTTTCAACATACTCCTGAAACTTCTCAGCAGTTGGACTTAATTTTTTAGAACCTTTTGGATTCAATAAATCTTCAATACTATCTACTTCTAAGCCTCTTGATTCTTTAAGGAATTTAAAAGCCTCTTCTTCATTAAGCTCAAAAATCTCATCTTCATCATTATCTTCTTGATTATCTTCGATTTCTTCTTCCTCTTGATTGCCTTCTTCCTCCTCTTCGTTTTGATTTTCTAAAACTATTTCGTTAGAATCATTATCATCAAAACCAACTTCTTTTACAATGAACTCAGGTGTATTAACCTCTTGTTCTTGCTCGTTTTCGTTGTTGTTTTCTGTTACCATTCTTATTTAGATTAAATTAAAATTACATTATATTAGACAAATATAAGAATATTTTGTCAATGGTATATGTTTTTTTTATTACATTTAAAAAATAAATCTAACTAAAATTAAATATTATGAAAAAATTAATCTTATTGTTCGTATTGTTACCACTATTTTCGTTTTCTCAAATGATTTTAAAAGAAGTAACTCAACAGTGTTTTAGAGATAAAGTAAAAGGTGATTTTGACTGTTTTTATGCAAACGAAACTTTTTCTGTTGAAATAGAAAATAATGATTATTTAGTCGTTAAATCTAATGGCGAAATAAAAAAATATAAAATAATAGCTGAGTATATTGACCTATTAACAAACATACCTCTTACGGATAATTTCGCTATTGATTTTAACGGATCAGAATATCACCTCTTAATAGCTGAAGATGATGATCATAAAATAGTCAGTATATCTAATGATTATGAATCTTTAATATATTCTGTAAATAAAAAAAGAGGCTAAAGCCTCTTTTTTTTATTTCTTTGCTCTTCTATAAAGAGCATTAGCATTTCCTTTTTTGTTTTTTTGGTCTAATACCCTTTCTTGAGAGTCGCTTAAATCTTGATCTGCTTTTCTTTTTCTTTCTGCAGCAGCGTTGTTTTCACCACTTACTTGTGTTCTATGAACATCTTGTCCAATTTGTCTTGATTTCTCTGTTCTGCTTTTATCTCTATCGTGTTCTTTTTGAGCATTTCCTGGGTTTTTAGATGTATCTTCGAGAACTGTTCCATCTGATTTAATATACTTATCTCTTCTTCCTATAGTTATGTCTCCTTTAACAAATTTTCCACCAAATGGTATAGCTGTTGCTCTACCTGTTTTGATGTCAATATCTTGACCTACTTTAGCCATGTGTTCTTTTCCTGCTTGAGTTTTAGCTAGTTCTGCTGTTTTAGCATCTAACCTTTCTTGCTCCTCAGTTCTTCTAACAGGTTGTTGTGTTGCTCCTATAGGGTCTCCGATAGCTTGTTTCTTCTTTTTCTTGTCTTTGTTAGGTTGGTCCATGATTTTTATTTTAAATTGTTTGTATTGAAAATTTCTAAATTGTTTTCTTTTTGTTCAAAATCAATAGGTTGTCCATTGTTTTGTTTTTTATAGTTTTCTTCTGATGTCATAGTGCCTTGTTTTAAAAGACGTTCTTTTTTAGCATCTTCTTGACCTTGTATTTTTTGAGCCTGACCACTATTTATAATGTATTGTAATTCTATTTTCGCTTTTGATAGTAAATCAGCAGTTAACCTGTCTTGCTCACCTCTCGTTATTTCTTTTTCAATTTCACCAGAAGTAATCATTTTTTGTAATTCAGATTTAACCATTGCTTCTAATTGAGCAGTCTGTTGTTTTGCTTGTTCAGCAGCTTGTGCAGATTGAATATTCCCTTGAGTTTGAGCTTCAATTTCACGCATTTTAGCTTCTTCTTGAATTTTAGCTCTTCTCTTTTTAAGAACAGTCAAGAATTGAACAGCGTATTTTAAATTCTTAATTCCCAAAATCTTGTACTTGTCCTCAACACCTAAAGCTCCTTTGTCTATTTCTTTCGACAAATCAGCTTCTAATTTAGCTTTCTCTTCATCATCCGGAGAAAGTTCTAAGAATATAGCGAAATCATGTAAGTGTAGATTTTTAATATGATCTAAATCTTCTACAGAAGTTGAACCAACTTTTCTAATAAAATCATCTTTTAAATCAGAATATTTTAATAAATCAGCAACTCTATAAATAATAGCTCCTGCAGTTCTATTTGTAATATCCATGCTAGCATTTAAGATATGTCTTGTTGCTGTATTTGAATTTAAGGCTGCAAGTTTCTGTAGTCCAACTAGACTATCTTTGTCTGGACTTGATGCATCAGAAGCATTGTTTAAACCGATTACATCACGCATAAGTGTCATATAACCTATTCTTTCTTCTCTTAATGCACGAAGTTTATCTATTGAACCACCATTTCTTAATTCGTTAATATATCTTTTACTATGATTATATTCACCTCCTGATGTAGATCCTCTAACTAAAATAGAACCTGTTTCATAAAACATATCTACAATACTTTGAACTTTCAATACACTTCCATCTCCTAAATCCATGTCCGCTATACCATCCATGTCTATTTCATAACCATCAGGCATTAATCTTTGAATAATCTGCTCTGCTTTTAATTCAATAACATTAAGTTTATCTTCAATAGGCATCATTCTAGCTACTAAACTATCAACATATCCTTTTTCTCTATCAGGAGCGCATCCTATAAATTGGTCAACAACTTTTTGCTTGTTTGATTTTGGTCTACTCATGTGTTCTGAAACTTCCCATTTCAATAGAATATCAGTTCCTAGTACATAAACTCCCTCAAACAAAACTTCTTCTACTACCGAAGTTCTTTTAAACTGAAGTTCTGAAACTGAGCTTTCATCAAAATTATCACTAGCTTTAGATACAATCCTCTCTCCTGTACTTTTTTCTTTAATCTTACTAGCTCTTTCTCTAGTAGTTTTGTATGTAAAGAACAATAAGTTTGTTGTTCCTTTTATTCTATCGTTATTATCTGTTTGATGGTAATCCCACCAATTTGTACCTGAAAATTCTAACTGAGCTTTAGCTCTAGGGAAATCATTAATCCAAGGATATTCTACTAAAACATCACTTATTAAAACTTCTTTAAATTCTCCATGATAAAAACAATCGCTAAAATAAGGATCTTCTGATCTTGATTGCACTTTATTTTCACAATCAACGTATTCTGTAACAATTCCTCTATCTCTTACAAATCTATTTTTAACCCATGCAACACCTGCTACAACTAAATCTTTCTGAACTCTTCTCTCTACAGTTTCTTCAAATCTATTTTCTTCAAAAACAGTAGAAATAGCTAATTCAGCAGACATTGCAATAGAGTCTTTATACTCCATTTGCATGTGTAATTCTAGTTCACTTTCGTTCTCTGGAAGCTCCTCTAATGGCATACTAGCTACATCTACCCCAAGAGATTCTTTAGCTTTTACTAATAATTCTTTTGCATACATATCATTCTCAATCTGAGTACGATATTTTACTTTTTTATCTGTGGAAGCACTATCTATTGAAAAAGCACTAACAGAATAATCTCTGTTAGCCATTCCGTTTGAAACGATGTTTACTAATTTTGGTATTAATGTTATTGGCTTAGAAGATAAGTTTAAATAAGACATATCTCCATTTGTGCCAAGTTGTTTCTTGTACTTCTGCATTGACTGAAGACCTTTGGCATACATCCTTCTTTCAATAATATCTTCTTTCTGAGTATAGAATTTACAAGAGCCACTACTATTTTGTTTATAGAACCACTCAGACTCTATAGCTCTAGCAACCCCTAATCCCCATTCCTCACTGTTTTTAATAGAAAAAGGATCTAATTGGCTAGGAAAACCATTGTTTCCTTTTATTTCCATTTTTGGAATATCTCTATTGTTCATATTTTATAACCTATAAAATGTTGTAGTCGTGTAATTTAGTGTAAAAATACGTTTTATTTTTTAATTTTTGTACATTTTAAATTTAAGACTTATTGTTTTTTTCTCTTCAATAGGCTTGTACTTGTGTCTGTTTATAGCTAATAATGCTAATCCTGAACTAATAGAAGCATCAAAATCTGTTCTTTTTGCAATATCAAATTTCAACCAATCGCTTAATGTTCTGTTAAATGGCATAGTTCCAATTATTCCTTCTTCTCTAATTGGCTGCTCATTATTCTCTACAAAATACTCACCTACATAGTTGTTTACATAAGATTCTATAGATGTCCAATGTTGATTTATAATGTCTTTTGAGTTATTTGGAATACCTCCTAATTCTTTTTCATCTTGAGATAATCTATTTTGATGTTTGTCAAATCTACTCAAACAAAAACCTCTATAACCTCTAACTTTAAAATGATTTAGAAGCATCTTTTTATTATTCTCAACTAAAATTGGCATAGAATAAAACAAACAAGCCATTAAA